TAGGGGTTTCAGAGACAGTAAAAGAGCTAGGTCGTAACTTAGATGATCAAATTTTACAACCAATTAAAGAAGTAGCTGAAACAACAGGCAGTGCTGTCGAAGACGTTGTGAGAGCGGGAGGCAGCGTTGTAGATGATGCTATTATACAACCTGTACGAGAAGTAGCTAAAGACGTAGATGACGCTGTTATACGGCCTGTAGGCGATGCTCTATCTGCTTTAGACACAGCCGTTAGAGACGCGTTACCAGATATTGATTTACCTAGTGTTGATTTACCTAGTATAGACTTACCTCGTATTGACTTACCTACAGGTGGTTTAGGTGGTGGTTTTAATTTACCTATACCATCAGGCTCACGCACAACAGATAGGTTGTTTGACAACGAACTGTTTAAGTTTAAAAACAAAATAGAACTTACAGACTTTGGCCCACTAATACAACCACAACAAACAAGCATTGAAGATTTACTTACGTCACCTTTTGAGTCTGATTTTGCACAACAAAGAAGGTCTATATAATGACATACCTACAACTCGTTAATAAAGTTTTAGTCAGACTGCGCGAGAACGAAGTATCTACCGTAAGCGAAAACAACTACTCTAAGCTAATAGGCGAGTATGTTAATGACGCTAAACGTGACGTACAGAATGCTTGGGACTGGACAGGGTTGCGTAATACACTAACAGTAGATACACAGGCTAATGTATTTAACTATGTACTGACAGACGCTGACAACACTATTAAAATACTAGACGTTACTAATGATAGTCAAAACTGTTTCCTACGGTATCAGACATCACGATGGTTTGATGAGGCATTCTTAGACTTTCCTAGTGTACCTAAAGGCACTACTCAGTTCTACAGCTTTAACGGTATTAACGGTGTTGACCTATATCCTATACCTGATGCTGAGTACACGTTACGTTTTAACGTAGTGTTACGTACTAAAGACTTTACAGCAGATACAGATGTATTAACTGTACCGTCAACACCTGTGATTCAACTAGCTACCGCTATGGCAGCACGAGAAAGAGGAGAGACCGGAGGCGCAAGCGCAGCAGAACTGTTCGCAATAGCTGATAGTACATTGGCTGATGCCATTGCTATGGATGCTGCATTACATCCTGAAGAAACTATCTGGTACTCATAATGGCTCAACAATTACAGAACATTACTATAGCAAGTCCCGGCTTTGCTGGGCTTAACACACAGGATTCGCCTATTAGTGTAGACCCATCCTTTGCTGCTATTGCTGACAACTGTGTCATTGATAAGCTGGGACGTATAGGCGCACGTAAGGGCTGGGAAGAAGTCACTACTAATGGCTCGTCTGTGTTAGGCAGCAGCCGTGGGATAGAAACTATCTTTGAGTTTGTAGATGCTAGTGGCGACAAACGTGTAATCTCTGCTGGTAATGATAAAATATTTTTAGGGACTACTACATTAGCAGATATAACCCCCAGTAGTTATACACCTACGGCTAACAACTGGAAGTGTGTAGCTATTGACAACCACATGCACATGGTTCAAAGCGGACATGAGCCTTTGATTGGATCAGACCATACTGGTTCTTTTGTATTAGAAACTATATCAGATCATCAACATACTACGGGCACTATGCCTCAAGGTAATGAAATCTTAGCAGCCTTTGGTCGCTTATGGGTAGCAGATATAGTAGGAGACAAAAGCACAATTTACTGGAGTGGTCTTACGCCAGACACTGCACATTGGACAGGCACAGGTACAGGTAGTTTAGATTTAACTGAAGTATGGCCATCAGGCTATGATGAGATTGTAGCTTTAACTGCTCACAATGACTTCTTAATTATCTTTGGTAAAAAGTCTATTGTTGTTTATTCAGGAGCTACCTCTCCAGACTCAATGGCTCTTGTGGATACTATTGATGGCGTAGGTTGCATAGCGCGTGACTCTGTGCAGCGTACAGGTACTGATGTATTATTCCTATCAGACTCAGGTCTGCGTAGCTTTGGTAGAGTGATACAAGAAAAGTCTCTACCTATGCGTGACATCAGCAAGAATGTCCGTAATGACCTGATGGCTTTAGTAGATGTACAGGCTTTACCCATTAAGTCCCTGTACAGCGCATCAGAAGCCTTCTACTTGCTTTCTCTACCCTCTAGCAATACTGTGTACTGCTTTGACATGCGGGGCCCTATAGACCAATCAGGAGCGCACAGGGTTACTACATGGTCAGAGATAGACCCAGTGTCTTTAGGTAAGCTAGAAGACGGTACTATATACATAGGCAAGTCTACTGGTCTTGTTAAGTATGCAGGGTATAAAGACGGCACAGCTACGTATCAGCTACGTTACTTTAGTAATCCTACAGACTTTGGTAGCGCGTCTAACCTTAAGTTCTTAAAGAAGTTTAACTTGACTATTGTAGGCGCACACGGTACTGACATCACGCTAAACTGGGGTTATGATTATACAAGTAGCTATAATAAACAAGCCTTTACATTTTCCGCAGGCAATACTATTGCAGAGTACGGTGTTGCGGAGTACGCAATAGGTGAATACTCAGGAAGTGTCGACGCTTTGCTTAACAAGCCTTCTGTAAACACAGGTGGTAGCGGGTCAGTAGTTACTATTGGTATTGAAGCACAGATTAATGACGTACCTTTTTCTATTCAAAAGATTGATATACACGCTTTACTAGGGAGACTTATCTAAATGTCCAACTATACAAAGACCACTAACTTTGCGGCTAAAGATTCTTTACCCTCTGGTAACGCCAATAAGATTGTACGTGGTACAGAAATTAACACAGAGTATGACAACATTGCTACTGCGGTAAACAGCAAGTCTGACTCTGCTTCTCCTACATTTACAGGTACTGTCACAGCAGCCACAGTTACTGTAACGGGTACACTCACGGCTGATACTATTACCGGAGGTACTTACTAATGGCTAGTCCTATAATGAGAGGCCCACAATATGGCGGACGATTAAGCATGGTACAGCCTCGTATGCAACCGCTTAACAATGTCCAAAGTGTCGGCAGAGCTATGGGTACCAGCGATGGCGGTGGCGCTGGCAGAGCTAGGGGCCAAACCATATTTAATAATCAAGGCAGAGAACAACTACAAGAAGTACCACAAATAGAGGAGCTTCCAGAACGACAACTGTTTATAGAGGATACTGACCTCATAATATCAGACCCAGCGTCAGAATTTGGCCCTGCTGTTGACTCAAACGGAGGACTGGGAATAAACATTGGTCCCCCACCCCCTCCGGGCGTTCCACCAGCGATTAATACAGGAAATAATCCGGGCTGGTCTTGGGGTGGCGGGTTTAATCCCCAACCTACGGAAAACCAAAACCCTATACTACCCACAGGCGGCAACCCGTATTCCGGTGGTAGCAGTGTAGACGACAGGGTATACGGCGGCTTAGGTCTCACAGGTTTACTTAGTGGTAAATTAGGTGATGCGCTACGTACAGCCGGAGGATACTACGCAGGTCAGCAAGGTATTGAAGGTGCATATCAGACAGGACTGACAGGTCTGGAGACTGCTGAACGCATGGGTCAACGTGCCCTTGAAGGCACACAGTTTAGACCCTTTGGTGTTACCTCTGATCTAGCCAACGCACAAGTAAGCGCACAAGGTGATGTCAACTTAGGTCTTAGTGGTCAACAACAACGATTACAAAATCAACTACTAGGTGGTGCTGGTCAAATGGCTGGCAGTCTAGGAGCTGGCTATGACCCACGTACAGGTCAAGTAGGTAGACAAGCTATGGGTCAAGCCCAGCAGCAGATAGGTCAGGTAGGGGCTTATGACCCATCTATTGCAGCCCAGCGTGGTGCTATGGGTGGTTTGTTTGGTCAACAACTAGGACAGTTTGGTCAGCCTACAGGTTTGGAAGGTGTAACTCAAGCAGGTCTAATGGGCGCAGAGCAGCAGTTTGGAAGAGCTGGACAGCCACAGGACATTCAAGACCTACGTTCTCAGTATGGTAGTTTAGCTATGCAAGCAGGACAAGGACTGTTGACTTCTCCTGAGCAACGACAGTCTGACATCTATGAGTCTATACGTGCTACACAGCGGCCAGAGGAAGAGCGACAGGCTCTACGTATGCGAGAGAATCTTCTTGCTCAGGGACGTGCAGGTGTAAGGACAGCAGACTATGGTGGTACACCAGAGCAGTTGGCAATGGCTAAGGCACAAGCTGAAGCACAAGCCGGTGCAGCTTTACAGGCTCGTCAGATGGGTATGCAAGAGCAGCAGCAAGGACTCCAGACTGCACAGGCTCTTACTGGTATGACATCAGGACTAGCGGGTCTAGGCTCAGAGCTAGAGACAGCAGGTATAGGACGTGGTGCTACACTTGCAGGCGTAGGTATGCAGGGGGCGCAGACAGGCCGTGGGTTTGGACAGCAAGACCTACAGAACCTTATGGCTTTGCAGGGTGCAGACATTGGTGCAGCACAGTCACAACAGGCTCTACAGCAGGGTCGCTTAGGTTTAGGTACTGGACTCTTTGGTCTTGGTCAGCAAGCTCAAATGATGCCTTCACAGCTACGAGGTGCTGATATACAGAACATGCAGGCGCTGCTTGGTGCTGGATACATGCCACAACAGCAAGCCCTTAACTTACTACAGGCTGGTATGCCTGCTGCTGAACTAGCGGCTCGTGGACAGATTAGAGGTACTGAGCTACAGACTCAAATGGGTCAGACAGGTCTTGAGTCTTACATGGGCGGTGCTGACATGGCTAACAGACTACAGCAACAGCAGTTGCAGGGTATGTTACAAGGTGCGTTAGGACAAGGAATTACTCCTCAAGAACAGTTACTTGCTTTGCTATCCGGCAGAGACCCACAAGCTGATGAGGGCTTGTTAGGTGCTTTGGGCGTAGGTGAAGGCAAGACTCCTGAGCTTATTAAATCTATAGGGGATTACTTTGGCTTTGGTGGTGGAAACAATAACAATATAAACAACATTTTGTCTGTTTTATCTAGCGGAGGAGGAGGAGGAAGTACCAGTACCGGGGGTCTAGGAGGAGGCGGTAGTAACGCTACTGGCGGGTTTTTGACAGGCGATTTATTTGGCGGCATGAGTTCAGGAAATACTGATGCGTTTGATGCTTTATTAGAGCAGTATGGAGGAGGGTAAGACGATGGCTAATACACTAGCAGGACTATTGACAGGTATTGACCGTGGTGGTATAGACCCTAACGCCAGCAGTGAAGCTCAACAAATGCAGCTAGGCGCACAAGCATCTCAAATGATGCAGCAGGGTATGCGTGGGTTGACAGGCCAGTCACGACTATCTAAAGGACAACAGCTACAGCAGGCTATGGGTCAGTTAGACCCTAGTGATCCTGAAGATGCACGTAAGTTAATTATGTTAATGCAAGCTACAGGTGACTACGCGGGTGCAGCTAAGTTAGCAAGCAATCTTCAAAACATGAAGAAAGAAGAAGACACTAGGCAGATGCTAATGACTCGTGCTGAAAAGATGAACAATCCTGATATGGTTTCCTATTTAAAATCAGGAGGAGACTTAGGGCCAGCCATTACTATATTGTTTAGAGAACAACCTCGTCCTGATATTGCAGGTATTACAAACAATGAATACGACACATACGATGCACTGCTTATAAAACTAGACCCTGATAGAGAATCAGGTATTGACATTCCCGGTTATGGTTTGAAAAAAAGAACTAGCGATGAAAAAGATATTCTATTTCAACAGGCTGAAGAACTCCGTGCTAAGACACGAGGCTTGTCTATGGAAGAGGCTTTGCGTAGAGCTATGGGAATGGCAGCATTATCTCCTCAAGGCACTAGCGCAACACCAGCAGCGGGTGATAGTTTTGCAGGTAAAAGTATAATAGGTAAAAAACAATAAGGAGTCTTCATGGCTAACCTGCTTTTAGAAAAAGTACAGAACGCTATAGGTGCTGGCATTCTTATGCCGCAAGATTATGGAGACGCTATCTTAGCTACTCGTAATGACCCAGAAGTAACTGAGTATTTACAGAGCCTAATGCCTACAGACAATACTGTTACACGTAGAGAGAAGGCACAAGAACAGCGTGAGGCAGTACAGGCACAAGAAAAGACACCATCTCCTGCTGGAGATACAACTGATCGCAGAGCAAAAGCACAAGAACAACGTCAGAAAGTACAAGAAAAAGCGATAGAGAAAAAAGAACAAGAAGCTATTGCTGCACGTACTACTGAAGAAGGAAGAGCATTAACTCTTGAAGAAATACAAGGCTCACCTTTCCTAACTGAACAAGGGATATTTCCGGGCGATTTGTTTGACGGTGAGAACATTGTACGTAAGTATTCTACTGATGATGACGCGATGCTGGGCGGTGTCCTTATTACTCAAGAAGATGTAGACAACTCTCCTTATCTACAAGAAAACAATGTAGATGCAGGCTCTAGGATGATAGGCGATACTATTATACCTTCTCAGCTTAGTGACTCATGGGCGCAGTATCGTTATGGAATGGCTGAAACGCTATCTCCTATGGCTTCTGTTGGTGCTATACTTGAACGCTATTTCCCTTTTAAAGCAGCAAGGGATTTAACAGGTGGCCGACCACATTACATGGCTGGACAAGACTGGAACATAGACTTACAAACTCCTGATGAATACTGGGAGGTTGAAGGTTACATGGATATGTCTCCAGATCAGAGAAGAGAAGCTGCTAACGCTAAAAGAGAGCGTGACATACAACAAGAGTTTGGTCAGTTCTTTCAGCCTGACCCTGAGAGCCTTGCTAGATTAGGAGGACAAACAACCACAGCTTTTGCTGATCCTTCTTTAGCGTTGTCTATGGGGGCTACTATACCTCAGATGGTGGTTAGAGGCGGTGCGGTAATGGGAAGTTTAGACGCTCTTAACCAAGCAGCTATTAAAGGAGAGGTTGATCCTATACAGACAGCAATGGCTACTTCCGCAGGTATGGTATTTGTACCAGCAGTAGGTTGGGTAGCTCAAAAAGTAACCAGTAAGGCGGCAGCTAAAAAAGCTAACAAGATGTTAGACCAAGCTCAAGGAACATTAGACGCACACGTAGCTACTCAAGGCCCGGTAAGCGCACCTGCTAAAGTATTAGAGGAAGCAGGCTTTAATCCAATAGCTGTAGAAAAAGCAATACAAACTACTGGCCGTAAGCTACGACTACACGGGTCAGGTAAGACAGCCAGTGAAGCTATACAACAAG